GTCCATTTGGCTAATAAGCCATTTTGTTTCTAATGCCATTTTATTTTATTTTATACGTTTGATGCTAATAAATAATATTGTACGCCGCCAATTAAAATTGATACTTTATGTGTACTTGCCACCGATACTCCTGTAGCTACTGAATTTCCAATAGCTACAGTACCATCTTTAGCTACACTAAATTTAGAAACGCTATCTACTTTTAAATTTAATAATTTAGAAGATGCTCCACTTGCCGTGTTAGTTACGTTTAAGTAAATACCATCTGGGTTGCCCGTAGTATTCCAAGTTGTATCAAGGTATAATGAACTTGCATTAGATGATGCTGAAACTACTTGACCTGAACCATCAAAGTAAGAAAAGCTACTTGAAGGCAATACTGTATTATATTGACCTGTGATTGCAACACTTCCTGCTACTTGTAGTTTTCCTAAAAAGCCCTCTGTTGATGTTCCGATACCTACTGTACCGCTTTTAAAAATCCTCATTTTGTAACCTGCACTTGCAGAGTCAGTAGCTGAGTTATTGTAAAATCCTAAAAAATCATCAGCAGTACTTGGAGATATAGATGAAGAATAAATAGTCCAATCGCTACCTGAATAACTTCCTGAACCTTCTAATCTTAAACCTACATATCCGTTTGTTGCATCTTGTATATGCAATTTTTCACTTGGATATGCAGTACCTATACCAACTAAGCCATTAAGTAATACTTGAGTTTGATTTGCAATTATTCTATAAGCACCACTTGCCGCATCTGCTCTAAATACTTCTCCGCTACTTGCAGTAACTTCAAGTTTTGCATTTGTACCTGTATTACCTATACCTACGTTACCGCTTCCGTTAATATATAATGCAGAAGAAGCACCACCACCATATTGAAAATTCCAACCTGTAGGATAAACACTACCTGCATCAAGAGTTACTATTCCTGAAAGACCTCTAAATCCATAAGAGTTAGAATTAATTGCATCTTTAAATATTAAAGTAGCTGCCGTTACACTACTTGAGAATGTAGCTGCTCCTGTAGAGGCTATTGATAATGCAATAACATCTAAACTTCCATCAGAACTGTTTGTATGAAATTCATATCCACCTTTAGTAGTGGTATTTGTACCCATTGAGTATAAACGAGAATTTCCATTATAGAAATCTACTAAAAACTTATTTGCAGAATTAGTTAATACTCCATATCCTGAAACACTTAAACCTGCTCCTACTGCTACACTACTTGAGAATGTAGCTGCTCCTTCAGCAGATAATGTAAATTTTGCAAAATCAGATGCATCTCTACCAAACATTATATATTTACCCGAACCGCTTGGTGCTTTTATTGTCATTGCAATATCTGCATCGTCTGAAGCATTATTTACAATTAATCTACTTGTAAACCTACCCGTACCCGTTACATCAAGTTTATATGTATCATTAGTGTTTCCTATTGATAAATTACCTGAAGCGTTAAGGCGCATACGTTCAGAACCATTAGTACTAAAAATATTTGCAAATGCTCCAGTAGTATTCATAATACCATTACCATTCGCATCTACTCCAAAATAAGTACCATTCAATCCTGTATTGCTATTACCAACAGCCATAACTGTTTGAGTAGAACCTGCTCTATATAAGTTAAGTGCTTGTGTTGGGTTGTTCCCTTGTGCAATAGAAAGATTACCTGAAGCATCTGTTATTAAATCACTATTACCTATTGAACTACTGCTTGTCCATTTAGGAATATAATTGCTTGTACCTGTTCCCGTTACTGGATTAGTTAAAGCACTTTGCTTGTTATTAAACGTAGTCCAATCGGTGCTTGATAATAAACCTTGCTGAAAACCACTTGCAGTAGCAATAGCTAAAGTAATAGTTCCACTTGTTGTAATAGGTGTAGAGCCGATAGTTACTCCGCTTGTTGCAGAAGATAATCCTACCGAGGTTACTGTACCCGTGTTACTTGTCTTGTTATTAAACGTATTCCAATCAGTAGAACTTAAAGCACCCGTTGTACTTGTAGAAGCTAAACCTAAACTTAATACCTGAGTAGATAAGCTAAGACCATTAGCCGTGCCTAAAGTAACTGCGTTGTGTCTTGCTGCCGTATTTGCAGCTACGTTTGTGTTAGCGTTTACTCTTGCCTCGGTGTAGTAAAGGTTAGTGCCTTCTGCGATGTTACTTGTTGTTAAAGTAACCGCACCCGTTAATCCGTTTACACTTGATACACCCGTAGTTAAAGCACCGATATTTCCATTTAACTTTTGTATCGCACTTAAGATGCTATCGCTTGAAGTTATCGTTCCTGCTCCGCTTGTGTAACCAGTTAAGGTACTTGCAATAGCACGAGCATTCGTAAAATAAAGGTTTCCGCTTTCAGTTACTTGTGCCGTTGTATAATCGCCACTTGCTGCCACTACTGCTCCCGTTCTACCGAAAACAGAAGTAACCGCATCGGTGTTAATGTCAGTCCAAGAAGCCGTAATAGTTCCCCCGTCTTGTTGTGTAAGTGTTAATGTCTTTGTTGTAGTACCCGTTACCGCAGCACTATTTATTTTATCGTTGTATGCAGCGTTCCAATTAGTTTCGTTTGTTGTTGTTGGTATAACGTAACCACTTGTTAAACTTAGTACACCCGTTGTGTTATTATAATCTAAACCCGTTACTGTTTCGCTGATAGCTGCACGGGCATTCGCATCGGTATATTGTGTAATAGTCGAAGCAATTACTCCCGTTGTGTTATTATAGCTAATCCCTGCACCTGCACTTAAAGAAGCAAGTGTGATATAGTTTGCCCCGTTAGTTAATTGGTTTGTATTCGTAGGGATAGTAATAACACCCGTTGTAGAATTGTAAGCACCGCTACCTGCCGTAAAGCTTAATGCTGCACGACTACGAGCATCGGTGTAATATAAATTACTTCCTTCCGCTATGTTTGAAGTTGTACCTGCAACCTTAGTCCATAAACTTGTGCTTGATACATATTGTAAAATATCTCCGTTGCTTGGACTTTGAGCAGCTACGTTGTGTAGTTCGTCTAACTCGTAGCCGTTTTGTATCTTAACTTCTATAATCCCTTGTGTCGGGTGTGAACGTACAATGATACCAATATAAACTAAGTGAGCAGGAGCGTATTGTTTTGTACTTGTATAAGCACCCGCAGTTGTAGAACTCAAATATAATTGAGTGCCTACGCTAAAAGCCTGAGTGTCTATATCCGCTAATCGACCTGCAACTACTACATAACCATTATTCATATTAGTTATGTCAGCTTGTACGATGCCGTATGTTTGTGCGCTTGTACTATCGCCACTTGCAAGAGCCTTTGTAACTGTTGGTAAGTTACCTTGACCGCCATTAATATAAACTACTGTTCCTTTTGTTAAAGTCGCTCCCGTGCTATTGTAAACCTCAGTAACTAAGTTTTGTGCTTGGCTGATAATAGAAGGGAATGTTGCAAGAGTTCCGTCTCCTTTTATGTATTGTGTACCCGTACCTGCAAAGCCTATGTTAATTGTTCCGCTTGTAGTTACAGGACTTCCCGTAATTGCTAAAGCATCTCCACTTCTTGATACCGCTACGCTTGTTACAGTACCCACCGCACCGCTTGAACGCTGCCAAATAGAACCGCTATAAATAACATAATCGCCAACCGCAAAAGTCAAAGGACCAGCTCCAAAGTTTACTGTTCCTGCTACGTTACAAATGTAAACATCTCCCGTGTCGCCCGTTCCGTTTGCAAGTGTAGGGGTGTTAGTAGATGCGTTCCAAGTTCCTTTATATTCCATAATAGAACTCGGTAGCTGACTGATAGGAACTTTACCTTGACTATCCAAAGAAGCATAACCATTAGCATTGCCCTTCTCACTTCTTAATTGGTAAGTATCTAATAAAGCTTGTGAAGGGAACACTTCTACATAAGCACTACCACTCCATAAATAAAGTTTCTGCGTGTCTTTAGCACAATAGATAACGTTAATATCGCCCGTTGCAGGAAACCCTGCAAGGTTAGTATAAAACGAAACCGCACCGCTAAATATCGCACCTAATTGAGCAAGTGTAATCTTCTTACTTACTCCTGTTGTCGGGTCGCCTATAATAGTTAAATCGGTGCTAACTGGTGCTAACTCGGTAGCTAATTGGTTAATCTTTTTTCCTATCATTTTAGTATGTATAAATAGAAGGCACTTGGCATCTATCGTTTAAGTAAGGTAATTCCATTGTGATATCTATCTTAACTCCTGCAAGATAGTCGGGGTCGCTCTCGGTAAAGTAAGTCAAAGGAGCAGTATCGCCAATATCCCAAATTGCTTTTGGGTATCTTAATTGTGCAACTATGTCTTGACCTACTAAAGTCATATCAGATAAAACTTCGGTTTCGTTTGTTTCTTCCATTAACATTCTGTCCATAAAATAAAGGCTAAAATTATAGGTAATATTTTTAGCGTTTATAGTCGCACCCGTTAAAGTGTAGAACATAGCAGGGTAAGTAACCTCGCCATTGCTTAAACGTTCCCACACATCGCCGAAGTAAACAAAGTTAATTTGTTCGTGGTCGTTTCCGAGTGTTGTTATTTGTTTGACTATTTGGTTTAATGTCAGGCTCATTCTTAATTTTTTCTAAATAAACACGAAGCTTATTTTGGTTTTTTATTGTTGTTACTTTGCTCATATTTAACAATCGCTACAACCTCTATTCCCTTGATAAAGTTCCTCGAAGCTTTTACCTGCGCAGCAATCAAAATCTCCTAACCAAATGCTCGTTGTATAAGCATCGTTCTCAGGGTGTATTGCATCAATGCCACTTCCAGGGTTTAGGTACTCAGGATAAAGTGTTGAATATTCTTTTAGATATTTAATCATTCTTTGCTTGTAGAACTCCGCACGAGCCTTATATCTATTCGCCACGTCAATCATATCCTGCATAGAAGGGTTCTCGGTATTCTCGCCACTCTTTCTTAATAAGCCTTTGTTGTAGAACTGATAAGATAAACCCATTGGCAATTCACTAAGTACATAATGCACTAAAGTATCTGCTATGTATTGGTCTAATAAGATTACCTCGTTAGCGTTTAAGTTGTTTGCCGTAATACCTGCTTGTAAACGATTGTACAAAGCACTTCCTAAAGCCGGAAGGATATACATATCTTGTGCGGTCTTAATCTCAGGAAGTACAAGTTTCTCGTCTACGTTAGCGTGTAAGCCAGACCTGTCTTTAATATTCTGTACGCTTATGAATAATGTGTTTAAGCTCATTTCTTATTTTCTTTTAACTATGTTTGACTTCCACTCGTGTCTGCAACTTGGAGAATGTGTGTTTGTTCCTGGCTTAGTGTACCAACCGCCTCGTCTATCCCATACAGAATAACCAAGCCTTGCACTCATCATTTCTATTTCGCTACGGCTATAAAACTTGTTAGCGGTAACTAAGTACTTACAAAAAGGTCTGCTTGTATCTAAATCGCTATCGTTAAAACCTGCTTTCCACTCGTAAGAGTAACGAATTAATATCTGCGAAGTTTGAGGCTTTATAGCTTCTACAATTTTACCAATAGGTTCGGTAAGTTTTCTTTCTATAATAACGTTGCTATCAATCCCTTTACCTTGCTTTATTTCGTTTGTCTTAATAAACCCCTTATCAATTAAGTCATCAATAATACGCTTAACCGCACCTACATCTTCTTTTAAAGTATCAGCTATTACCTCTGGAGTAATACGCTTATCCTTAACAATTAAATCTAAAATATTAGATTGCAACTGCGTTACATCTGCAAAGCTTTGGTAGTCGTCATCATCACTAAATCTTGTCTTACTTCTAAAAACTTCGTAAGCACTTCTATCTTCTCCGAACTCAAAGAAAACCTGAAAGTCGGCTTCACTAAATTCTAAATCTTCTGCACCTAACCAAGTAGCAACTTCTTCATCTGTTAAAGCATATCCACCCTTTAACATAGAACTTGCTTGTTCTCTTGTTATTTTACCCTTGTTAAAATCACGAATGATGCGTTGCATATTCTGCCACTCTCTACCCTTAAGACCTTTTATGTGTTCGTTTACGCTTGTCTCAGCTGACATTGGTTCTTCTGTTGTAATAGTAGAAGAAATAACATCGCCATCGATTGTAGGCTTTAATGCCACTAAGGCTCTAATTTCATTCTTAGTCATTGACTCTAACACCTTGTTAGCAACCAATGGACTTAATGCAGCGATACCATCTGTAACTCTTTGTGCTTCGTTACTTGCATCAACTTCTAATGGCGGTAAGTTTAACATTTCTCTAATCTCATCCTTACTCATATTTTGAATAAGAACATTCTCACTAAACTCAATTCCAATAGGGTCGGTAGGAATAATCTTTAATTCAACTGTTACACCTGCATATTGACCAAGCATATTAAACACTCCCTCAAGTTGCATCTGCTTATAGCGTACATAAGTATTGTTAAATATTTCGTAGCTATCACGCATCTGTTGGCGGTTGCCTAACTGACCAGGAACGGCAATACCGAATAAGTCAGGACTTGTAATTTGATGTCCGCTAAATATGTTAGTTTGTATTAACTCGTCTACACGGCTGAAGTCCTCTTTGGTTAAATCACTTGCGCCTAAGTCATCAACAATAGGCTTACGAGTTGCATCGTTTACAAAAGCAAGTAAATACTTCTTGCCGTCTGCACCCGTATACATATTGTCGAACTGTCTGCTAACCGCTCTTTTCTCGTCAGGGCTTGGCTCTCCGTTTGGTAAGGTAATAAGTTTACTTGCAGAAAACCCTGTTTGAGCATTTCCCAAAACGTGCTTACTAACTTCTACATCACTTTCGATATAGTTAAGCGCACCAAAATAACCAGGAAGGCTATAAACGTTCATTCCTGGGCGATACTCCTTTACATAAAGTATCTGCACACCTTGTGGGTTAGCAGGGTTAAACGCATTGTATATCTCAGCTTTTTCTTGGTTGCGTGTAGCCTTCCAATCTTCTTTATACCAAAACTGCGTATTGTCTTTGTTGGTTCTAATCTTTGTATAATCACAATGCCATAACTCAGCAACTTGACCGCCCATTACTGACCAAATAACTTGAATATAAGCACCGCCAAATAGTTCTAAATCTAAAGCAACCTTTTTAGTTAAGTCATTTAGGCTCTCTTCTCTATTAACCTTTTTAACAATAGCATCTTCTCCTGCCCATCCGTTCCCTACAATGTAGTTTACTTTGTTTCTTACAATAGCATTATGCTTTGCAGATTTGTTAAATAGGTCTAATAGATATTGCGGATAGTCATTATTCTGACCATATTGCATATACCCTTCGCCTTTTTTCTCTTTATATTCCGGTTGCTTTGCTTCCGCAAATGTCAATACTTGTATTTCCATTATTGTCTAATTGTGAATGTGCTTGTTGTTTCGTATTCTGTGAATGATATAGTTGTTCCCTCAAGCTCCATAATGCCTGTTTCAAGCAGGTTTAAGCCCGTAGGGTTTGTATTTGAAGGACTTGCTTGTTCGTAAACCGAGTAAGTGTATTGCCCGTTTAAAGAGGTATTAAAGTAGCTATTAACTACAATGCTAAACTCATTGTACCTTTCCTTGTAAGCACTTATATCCGTATTGTTTAGCTTAACAAATTTGATGTCCGTGTTTGTTGATCTATTCTCAAAAACAAATAGATAGTTAGGACTTGTTAAAAGCTGCTTCTCAGTCAAGGTAAGTATTATATTTTGGGTTTGCCCCTTAGTTAATCTTATCACAACTATAAATATAAAGTATCACGATTGTTTGCAAAATAAAAAACCCCCGCCTAATTAAAGACGAGGGCATCTATATACAAAACCAAAACAACCTAAGAACCTGCGGTAGTTAATTGACCTGCCACAGTTGAGTTCACTTCTGGAGCAAGGGCTGGCTCTGCACCTGTAAAGGTAAGAGTATAACCGCTTCTGTCTCCGTCAGCCGTACCTGTACCTGCACTTCCTGCGGTAAGGTCTAAGCCTCTTGTTTTTCCTAAGTACCAATATTTGCCATTGTTATCTTTGGCAACTGCTACTAAAGTGTTTTGAGCCAACAACAAGATTTCGTTTCTTGTGTTCGCTTGTAATTTATTTAATACTATGGTTAATTCCGGAGCATAAAAGATAGTTCCGTTTTGTACGTTTGCATTAACATTCTCAACTAATTGAGAAGTGCCTTTTACAAGTTCATACTTAAAGAACTTCTTACCTGTAGCTTTTGTTAAAGCGGTAATTACACCACTCGCTTCTGTTGTAGAAGTAACGTCTGCTTCTGCTATAAAATAAACCTCAGTAATACCACCTAAACTGTCTTTACAATCTAAGGTATAATTTTGAGTTAAAGCGCAAGGCATATTGTTTAAATTAATTAGTTTGAAAAAATGGGTAGGTGTATTTCAACCTACCCTATAAATTATGCAAGGATAAACTTCACTACTTCGTCAGGGAAGGCAATGTTTACACCCATCTTAAACTGAGATACAAAACGTACTTGGTCAGCTTCTTTAGCATAGAAAATTTCAAACTTCTCTTCTTCGTTCAATAAGTCAGTTCCTAAGAACATATTGCTTAAACGCATAGCGTAAACCTTGTTTGATCCGTTAAGACCTGCAACTGCAATAACTTTAATTG